ATAAGATGCATACCGTATTTCCATACTTTGGCAAAACGAGAAGAAGTATAAGTATTATAACCGTCTGCACGGAACCGAAAAATTTTGTCATCAAAATTAATATTAAACAAAATGTAATGATAATGGGGACGACCATGAAGTTCACCATATTCACCACAACCAAGAAAGCGAATACCACTGCCATACTCACGACGAAGATTCTTCATAAATGTCTGATGAAATTTCTTACTCAAGCTTTTATCACATGGCAAATGATAATCATCGAAAGTGCAAGTAACGAAATAAGCAGAAGACGAAGAACGGGCTTCGTGGACAGCACGGACAGCCCACTGTCTGCTATTTTCAAGACGACAGCCGATGCATTGTTTACAAGAACAACGAATGAAACGGCTGTCACTAGCAAGCTCAGGGTGAGAGGCAAGGCTACCGTAAAAACTATAATGCTGCTTTCCATTTTTAGTAATCGCTCCTTCGACTGGGTACATAAGAATAGGATTATAACAAACCATATTAATCACCTGTACGGATTGTATCAGGATTAAATCAGAATGTCAAATCCTAAATCCACCTCGTCCTACTCTTTTAAAATTTCTACGTCTAGATTTGGAGGTACGCCGGAAAAGACGACGAGAACCTCGTTTAGATAAGCGACGTCGTCTCATTTAGCATCCCTCCAAGAACCGAAAAAACGGCTAGTTTTTTTAGAATCATTCTTATTAGCAACTGGCTCAACAAGTTGCGCAACATCAGTTTGAAAGTCCGAAGCAACCTTTTTAGCAGTAACAGTATTCAAAGAAGCTTTACCTTTCAGAGCTTCAATCAGATCCACAACTTCCTGAATAAAAGGGACAACAACAGAAACGATAAAAGTAAGAATCATGGTAGTTTTATTAGACATAAAATTATCTCCTTCCAAAATAGCGACCTCCGAGGAAGCCTATAACATTTTTGACGGTGGAACCAACACCACTAGCGACAGACCTAGGAGCACCTGTAAGACTTTCAATATTTTTATAGAAATCACGTTCCATACCTGCCATTTCAGTTTGAATATTATCAAAAGCAGCGGCAGAATTAGCACGATTAGCAGAAGCAATGTTGTTCAAAACACCAGAGCTAAGGTAAGAACCCTGAAGACGAAGGTTTTCAAGCTCCAAATTCATCTTTTCAAGCTCATAACCAAGACGTTTTTCATAAGTCTGCTCACGAAGATTCAAATCATTTGCAAGAATACCATTCTGAAGAACTGTACCATGGGTGCTCTGACGCACAGAATCGGCTTCTGCGACATTTTTATCAATTTGAGATATTGCAAGATGCTCGGCATTCTTAGCCTGCCTTTCAGCGGCACTAGCGGCTTTGGCAGAGTTCATGGTAGAACCTATATCACTCATACCTACAGAAGCGGCTGAAGCTCCAGATATAGAACCGCCTATACCATTAGTTGCGGCAAGAATAGGATTAAGACCAGCATTGCGCATATCTTCTACGGCCCATTGATAACGATGTTTATAGTTTTCAACGTTCCACGCGTTAGCCTGTGCGGCATTAGCAGAATTGTAATGGTTCTGAACTGCAGATCCTAAAACAGAACCAGCAACACTGCCTAAAGTATTAGAAAGCCATGACATATAACCAACTCCTTCTAGAAGTGATCAACAAGGCCGGGAGTACCAAACATAGGCATAGGACGCACAGTAGTGTAACGGAAGCCTACGTCAAGCAAGAACTCAGGCTCACTGGGAACAGCGATAATACGATCAATAGGCGGATTTTCGGTTATGAATTCTTCGTTAAGAGTTGGAGCATTTTTAAAGAACTGGGACAAATGCCACTTATCCAAAGAACCATTAACTACAGAGCTACGGAACTTACCTGTAATCTGCGAAGGTTTATAGCGATATTCGGCATAGCGTTCCTGATAGCCAAAAACAGTATTATCAGCTTCAGAGCCTTGAGCGTAAATCTCACGAAGTTCAATAGCCTGTTCACCAAGATGGGCGAATGTAGGCCAATAGAAATCGTAAACGGTAGAACGAAGCCACATTTTATTAATACCTTGCTGATAGGTTAAGTCAGCACGAGCACAAACAAAGCCAAAAACATAACCATGTTCGACAAAAGATTTAGTAAAACCATGAAACTTGGCGGCAGTAACACCATAAGCAGAAAGATTGCCTTGAGGAGAGGTACTGTCAGTTGCGGAAGTCTGCGCTATTGGATTAACATTTACCATTTTAGTGAAAGAGCCAAGAAATTCCGGACGCTGAAGACGAGCATCAGGAGAAACTACGCCAAAGAAAGAGCGAAGCACTTCTGTATACCGACTACCACCACGAGCAAGGCGTTCATAGAACTTCTGCATCTGGAAAGCAGTACGAAGACTATTGATCGTAAAGATACTTGAAGTGTCCAAGTCAACATAAGAATCATTACCAAGGTAAGTAGAAGCGGCTTGAGCAGACATAGTTATTGAATCACTGGAATTACCAGCAAAACCACCTACCGTACTCCAATTAGAGTCTGAACCTCTATTAAAGCTTATAGATCCTGAACCATAAGCTTTTCTTTTACCACCAGAAGAAGAGGCATCACCGCCATAAGCAGAAACAGCGGCGAGCTGATCATTAGTGCTGTGGAGCAGATAACCAGTAGTAGGTGAAGGGTCAACTATAGAAGCGGTACCAGCAAGACCTATAGAAACGCCAGGTCCTTTCTGTGTCCACGGAAGAGCAGAAGTAAAGTAATCATGACGCTTACCACGAGGCGGACAAGCTAAGCCGGGAACAATGCTGGTACCTGACGTGAAAACCCAAGAAGGCTGTTCAGAAGATCGGGTAGAGTTCAAAACTTCGTTGGTATCGCCTTTCTGAATCTTGACGGATTTCTGGAGGTTTTCGTCTCTAAACCATTCATTCCAAATAAGGTAAACACCACGAAATGGAAGAGCGCTAATACCAGATAAATTACCAGACGTATTCACGGGCAAACCAAAATAGTCCCAAAGAGAGCCTATATAGGTATTATCAGAGTTACCAGTAGCAGAAACACTAGGAATAACATAATCAGTGTTATCATCAGGGTCTTCCTGTTCAAAGCAGAAATTCTGCCAGTGTTCCCAAACGAGGCGGTTTGGTACAAAAAAGAAAAACCAGTCAAGATAAATATTATCCATGATAGGCTTAATAGGAGTAGCCAAGCGAGCGAAGTAATTAACAGACATACGAGTAGTATCGCCAGGCAAAACCTCGTCAACAAATACAGGTATGAGCTTACCTGAATCAAAAGTTGTCTTATAAACATGGGAACGGTCGAACTTAGTCCTTTTCATGTACATTGCAGGAGCATCGCTAAAGCGATGTCCTCGAACTCTTATTTTTTTTCGAGCCAAAATTTCACCTTCTTCGAAGTGTAAACCTAATAATTAACCTAAAGCAAATTATTCTTAGGTTTTAGATTATTTTTGCGTCACCTACACCAGTTACATCAAGTAAGTAACTGGTTTCGGTGACGCCTATTTTTGTGTTTCTTCATTATTTTGTTCTAAAGTGTTACTTTTTTCTTGTATTTGTTTACTACTTACGGACTGTTGTGGTTCATCGAAGGTATATTTACTACCATACAGACCTTGTTGGTGGAGATATTCGAGAGTTGCTGGATCATTCAAATGGTCGATGAAATTCATAGGATCGTGACCGAATTTTGCTCGAACGTAAGCGGGTAAACTGTAGAATTCTTCACGAACTCCGGACACAAGCTCAAGAGCTGTACTGTAGTCGCCAGGAAGCGTTGCATCTCCGAACTGCAGGTAAGAGTATTGCGAACTATCGCCGAGATCAAGAGTCATGATACCTTTCTGACCGTCTGCGTACTTATTTACGATGTAATTGATATCAGTTTCCTCTTTCTCATCCTGAACTGTGAGAGAGGGCATGGTAAACTCAATACCGCAATGATCATGTTCTTCTACAGGATCGTAAGCTGTCTTAAATTTCATAGTTTCACCTCCTTTCGCTGGCGCCTAGACGCGGCGGGCGTAGCGTACAAAAAAAAGACGATCTCTTGCGAGATCGTCCTTTTTCTGATACGCTCTTTACTAGATTATCATTCAGTAGAGTTATTGTCAACAGTCTGCACATATTCTATGGCGCGACCAACAACGACAGGAATGTGGGACTCGTCACAATTCTCAACGTAATAGCGACCGTCGCTGTCACTGAGATTGCCAACATAATAAAGAGAAAAATCTTCAGGATACTTTTTAATAAGCATTTTATCATCGTTAACTATACCTTCAAAAGCTCGCAGAGCGAGCATATCGTTGTGATAAACCTGCGGAGGGCTGAACTGTTCAGCCTTGGAATCATAAATAGAATAAAGTCTCAGCGGAACCATCTCCTTTTCTAAGTGCAGCTAAATACCTACGAATCATAAGATAAAGCTTAGCTGATATGATGAAATAATCATTATCAAGACGAACAACCCTACAACCAGCAGGTTTAAAACGGTAAGCGGCATATTTGCTGCCACGAAAAGAGTAGCCAAAAGAAATATTACGATCAGAACAGAATTTTTTAACAGCTTCAAATTCAATAATAAGTATCACCTCAATTCTGACTTAATGATAACAGAATCATAATACCTTGTCAAGCTTCCTACCAAGAAAATGCTGGTACTTACTTTCCTGAACACGACAGCGGTCAACCAAACGCTCAAAAGTGTTGTTCTCCAAGTGATGAAGCATCTTCTCAATACGGTTGTTTCGAATATATTCCATCCAGTGAGGATGCGTTTCATCGAATTTCTTATCGTAATAACGAGGAGGACGCATTTTTTTGCCGTTGATAACGACATAATCGTTAGCATAACATTCTTCACCATGATCTTCGAGCCATTTAGCACCTATCCCAGGGCGATTGGATGCAACCATGAATTCAGGAATGCGACCTTTATAGTGAGAAGGAGCATCTTTACCTGTCTGCTTTTTAACTATATAGCGAGCGACATAGGCAGCAGAATCAAAGCTAAACTCACCAATAAGATGCATACCGTATTTCCATACTTTGGCAAAACGAGAAGAAGTATAAGTATTATAACCGTCTGCACGGAACCGAAAAATTTTGTCATCAAAATTAATATTAAACAAAATGTAATGATAATGGGGACGACCATGAAGT